GATCCAACTCATCTTGTATAGTAGTGCTTCCCTTATAATTATTTTTTGATAATAAAAACCAACCTATATTCTCACCCACCGAACTAAAATACTTATTTACATTTTTATTTATATAAATCAAATTTTCATTTAGTAACAATTCATTTGCACGTTCTAATTCGGGACCCATTCCGCCCAACCATGATATTGGTGTCACCAATCCCAAATAACCATTTTCACTAAGTAATGGTATTGATTTTTCTATAAAAGAGGGCCATAATTTCCATCGTTTATTGTCAGTTTTTTGATATGGTGGATTACCCAATACTACATCAAATTCCATAGTTTTTAATAATTTTTTAAGTTCTTTGGTTTTAGGATTAATGAAATTATCATTATATACATTTTTCAATCCCAATTTCTTTTTTAATACTCTATTGGAATTTACCAAATTCGATTCAACTACATAAATCATATTATTAACAATATAATCATGTGAGTGAAATTCTCTAAGTTTCCAATATGCATATAATACAAATGTTCCTGCCTTACCTATTGGAAAAAGGAACTTTGATTTTTTGTTCTTATATATATATGTTGGAATACTGTTTACAATAATATCTACCAACTCCCACGGATCGGGTGAAGTTGCACCATGTGAAAACTTATAAAGTTTGATAAATTCACTATGTTCCTTTTTTGTATTCATTGTTTTATAGTTTATCTTTTAATTTTATAGTATCTTAATAATATACAACTTTTTTTTTATATATCCTAATTTTATAGATAATAATTTACCTGCCTTGTATCAATAATATTATAATCTATTAATAACTGTATTTCAGATTTACCAACTTTACAATATGATCGTATTTCATCATCACTAGCAACTCTAAGTATTTCTTCAAGAGTTCTTTCGTTCATTTCATCCTCGAAAAGTGTACTGTATAATGGGAATGTGGATATAATACCTACAATATTTTTCATTGTTTTCGTTAAATCACCAACAATTTTATCGTCTTTATCTGAATTGCCAGTTCGTATATGTTTTGCAGTTTTACCACCTTTCATTTCATTCGAAATGAATTTAGTAGATATATTAATATTTTTTGCAGTGTCGGTATTTGAAAACACATTAACAACTTTATCCAAATTATCGGTATTAAACCAATTTTTATAAGTTTTAGTCAATGCAGCAGAACGGTAATCACCATGTTTTATTTTTTCAAGAATATCACCAACTTCAACGCGTTTTGGTGATACTCCTCCATCCATATGATAGACGTTATAACAATCCAACCATTCTTTGATAACATTTTGTGAATCATTTCTATTCGTGTTGGTAGCTTGTGTATTTGCCATTTCAAACATCATTTGAAACGTCCGTTCCGTGGAAAAATCGAATACATATCCCTTATCTTTACCGATATATGGTGAAGCGATTCTAAAAATAAACTGAAAATATTTTTCGATAGATTCTGTTTCTGAAAATACCAAAGCTCCAGTCCATTGTTCGACCGTTGTTCCCTCGACAAACCTACCTATTGTAAGTGTTATGGTTTTATCAAATTCACCAATCGCACCATGTACATCGGTTATATCGGTAGTTTCATTACCCGTCGCAACAATCACCTTATATTCGGGTGCAATATCGTTGAGTAACCTTCCAACTGATTTAACAACATTAGTTGAATTAGGTAGTAACCATATAGTATGATCAAGTTTTCCACTAGTTATCCTGTATGGAGAATATCGATGTTTGTTATTACTCTTACCAAGGACATCAAGTAGGAAATTTCTAACATCTCCACCAAAGTTGAATTCCCCAGTATCGTTTACCGATAGTAATTTGGACATTCTAAATTGTTCATCATCTGAATAATTAACGTTATTTCTATAATCATCGGCAATTGATGGTATAATACAATCTATGGTTACTGATGAATTTGGTGTATCGTTTTTAATATCCGTCCACTTTTGATGTTGTTGTTCTACATAACCATAGAAATATGTGTTTTCTTGGGTGAATCCCCTTGAAACAATAGTCTTATATGGTGTACCACTACCAAATGTATAGTGATTGGAATTGATTGAAGCTAAAAAATTTATAAATTTTTCGGTATCCGTTCCTGCATGACATTCATCCAAAAATGTATCATCGAAGTTGTTTCTTGCAAGAAATTTTTGAGTTGATTTACCACTAACTTTATTATAACTAAGTTGAGTAGAAACGACTACGATCGAAATCCTAGTAGTATCGAGTTCAAAATCATCCTTGATTTTCACTTCACGTAAATCAACGTATTCCCAATCTGCAAAATAAACGTGTTCCATGATATCCTTTTTAAGGGTATCAAACACTCCGGGTTTCGAGGTCAACACAAGTAAATTACCATTATAGCTAATCAATTCACGCACCCCACATAACCATGAAAAGTTTTTTCCATACCTCATAATGGCCGCAAGTAGAAACTCCCTACCTCCGTTTTTACGATGTGCAATGTATTTATCGATAAATTCTTGTTGCGGGATTCTGGGTGTAAACGATTTAAGTGCATTATTGTGGAACATTGTTTGGGAAAATACACTCTTAATAATATCCAATGTAGTCATAAAGGTTTCAGTTCCCTTTCCCTCAATCACCTTACTACCTATATTTTTATTAATAATCCCTTCGGCGATATATGCGGATTTAATATACTCACCGCATTCATCTCGTTCGATTTCAGTTTCCAAAAATCGATACGCCCAAAGAATAACAATAGGTTCATTCACCCATGAGTAACTATTAATAGTATCTTGTGGAGTAGAACCTCCAACCGCATATGTTCCATATTGTCCGAACTTTATTTTATACCTCTTACCAGTTTGAACCATCAACATATATTGGGATTCAGTGACCCATGCATATAACCCCTGGCCGCGGATATTGAACACATCTAATTCACCCTCTGGTAATATTGTCTTGATGATTGCACCACCCTGTACATTTCTTAAAAGTACAGTTAAATTTAATGTAGCATTCATTATTTTATGTTTTAATTATTATATTATCGGATACGCGGAGGTTTAACCTCAACACAATCCCAATAGAAAGTGTTGAAATTTAATATGTTAATGTTTTGTTAAATAAATAGTTTCCAGTTTTTCTCCTCATCAAATGCAGCGATTTCATATGGGTGGTCATTATAACTGTATCCCATTGTGTAATATCGTTTCATCCACGAACTCGATTGTAAATAGTGTTGGTATTCATGTACCAATGTTCGTGTTAGATGTTCTACCGATGGAATGTTTTTCCAGTATACCGTGATTTCGTTCAACATGGAACAATATTCACCGTATAGATCTTCGGGAACATCCGAGTCTGAAAATGGTGTATCTTCTATTGAAACGTGTGGAAAGAAACTATGATGTTTTGATTCACCATAATGATCCATTACATTATTATAGATTCGTTCTGTTACTTCTATTATTTCTTGTCGTGTCATGTCCATCAATCTTATACACTAATATACGATTAATTATTGATACTACCAAAAATTTTAACATTTAATTTTTACGTGAAGGGTATTATTTCAAATATACGTGTAGGTATTTTACGTGGTCCGTCCGTGCTGGTTACCATTATTGAATTTTTAATGGATACCCAATCTATCTCAAATGTTTTATCCAATACCCCATTGTTTTCTTCCTTTACCAATTGGTTCAATGCATTAATAGTATATAGTGTATTGGTTTCCTTTTTTCTATGAACCAAAATCGTATCTCTAAGTGGTCTATTTGGTTGGTCAAGTGAATCTATATTATAGGTCACATATAGTTCTTCTAAGTTGGTTTTGTTCTGTAGAACGTATATGTAATTATAGACCAACGTGTACGTATCCTGTATCTCTACAAGAATTTGTTCTAATTCTTCTTTATTTGTGAATGTACAAAGTAGTTGTGATTTCATATTAGTATCCTTTTCATTCATAAATATAAGAACATAAATGATTAGGTGTACTATTGTGGATTAAATCGTAATTTTCCTACAATATTCCACGTTTATTGGAATCTAAACATTTTTGTAAATCCCTATGGTAGTTATAAACTGTATTCAATTTACCTAAATCTCCACTTTTTGATCGTTGTTTCTTTTCACATATAGCAAATCTACTTCCATCATCTTTAATAGCATATACTATTTTTGTAGATCCGGTTACCGTTTTACCACGACGTTTTATCTGTGGTACATCATCACCCACTTCAAAATTAACAAATGATTCATATTTAGTCTTGAACGGTAAACATCTGGATAAGGAATCCCGGTCGACCGTTACCCCACCGTTTTCCTGTGAAAATGCATCTGGATCGGAATATACACCATCACCGCCGAACAACATATTCAAGTGTAATTTATTAAAAACGTTCACAGCTTCTAAATATGTACCCAATCCTACTTCCATTCCATCGATCTTTATTACCTTATTATCCAATCGTCTTATCAACTTCAAATCCACTTCAACTGTTTTCGTGCGGATTTCACCTATTTCCGATGCATATCTGGGACCGTTGGATAAGTTCGATAAATCTATAACCATTCTTTGATCTATTGTGATAAGACTACCTTGGTTTTCCTTCAAGTTTATGTATCTTATATATGTTTCCATCATTTCATTATCAGTAGGTGGTACATTTGTATCCGATAGTAGGAGTTTTTGCACTTTTTTGTATGCAGGATTTTGTGGTGATGTGAATTTTGAAACAACTGCCGCTTTCCAGTATTTATCGGGGTTTGCTCCCTTAGAAGAAGTTTTAGCGATTTCAATCAACTCATCTATACATTGGGTGGATAGATGTTTTCCGGGACCAGATACAATATCACTCAACGAATTTTCAAGTTCGGAGAACAGATTGGATGCCGATTCCATCTGTGATGAGTAGTACGTTGATTCCTCCATTGATAGTATACCGGATTGTACTAACTTGTTTAATTCTTCCCGTTTCAATGTGATTTCAGCGTTTAAGGTAGATTGTGCAATAATTGCACCCGTACAATCCTTATCGGAATAGAATGTCATGTGTAAGTTTCCATTATCATTGTTGTGTATGAATATTGCGGTATCGGATGGGTTTCCACCTTTACCTGACTCGTTTACGATTTTGATTGCATCTTCTTTTGAAATTATGGTATTGCCTATTTTTACTTCACCCCTTGTACCATTTATAATATCTATTTGAAGTTTCAACCCATCCACATCACCGAACAATGGTATTGTTTCAAAATTTTTCATATTGTTTTTTTTAACAATACGTTCCATTACACGATTATATTTACTTTCTGCGGATTTGGTCGCTATTATGGATTTAGCCGCGAGTCCCACCGAAATTCCATATTCCGTTGCAACGAGTTTTGCAGCTGCAAGCTTTACCCGTCCCGCAGATTTTATTCCATCATTTTCCTCACCCAACTTACTGTCCCGAAGTGATTCTATGTTCAGTGCTAGTGCGGTATCGTAATTATATTCAAATGAATTATTGAGGTAATCCGTCGCTGATTGTATGGATATGATTTCGTTTAGCATAGAACCCGGGTTTCCGGGTGCACCCTTACTATCACTATAACCGATTTTTATGAAGCTATTCAATCTATCCGTGTTATCCGATATTTTTTTATCCATGTGTTTTTTTTATTCTTTATTATCTAGTTTTGCGGGATCCCCATCTGGTAAAGAATCAAGGTATGATTCCGATTCCGATTCCGATCCCGATTCATTAGCAGGATCACCCTCCGGTAAAGAATCAAGGTATGAATCCGATTGTGAATCCTTGAACGCAGTTCCCGTTTCTGGTTCAGGTACAGATTCTTCACCATCTTCCGTAGATGTTGGGTTTGTATCCTTTACATCATCTTTTCTCTTGGGTTGATTTTCGTTACCCAATTCATCCATTACTTTCTGTACTTCATCTGGATCAGATGGTAGTGCTCTTTCTGCAGATATTTTTCCCGGATGATCATCCTTGAGTCTTAACAGATTACCGACTTTATTTTTCTTGGTTTCACCCGATTCATCATTATATGAGATTTCCCGGTTCAATACAGAATTTTTAAAATCCTTTTCCTCTGTAAGGTTCGATATTAGTTCCGATTTCATTTCACTTAAACCAAGTTCATCCAATATTTCCGATAAAATGGTTATGTGGGATTCCTTTTTTAAATCAACAATACCTTCGTTGGAACGGTATTCTATTTCACTCAATACTTCTGCAATAAATGTTTTTAACTTCATTATTCTATATTTTTATACTATTGTTATACACATACACATGGACAAGGTTATCGTTCGAAAAACAAACTAACTGGCCAAGTCAATATTTTAAATACATCATGTGTTTTACTTAAATTCCATCCTGTTATTAGGGTTGATAGAATTGCACCAAATATGTAAAAAGTGGTGCACCCAATTGATAATAATGTAATCATTTTGCTTCAATTTAAAATCTATGATGCCAATGTACACCTACGTATAGTACGTGATATACATATTATATTTATACTTTATCGAACGATTCACCATAAGAACCGTTTACAGGAAATCCGTTTTTTTCCAATATACCCTTTATTTCGGACAATTTTCGTTTTAGTTCCGGATCAGATGGGATATCGAACGTAAATGAATCATATTGATATAGTACCAAATATTTTCCGTAACCCCTTTCCAAAAGTTTCCCCATCACATCCATATTGAACTCGGTTTCCATAGCTTGTAGGAAATAGTTGAATATTTTTTGTGGAGTTGGGGATTCGATCCAATCAAGTTGTATCCTACGATTATTGGGAGTCACAAAGTAACCTAGATTTTTTGCACGTTCCCACATATATTGTATAACCTCATCGGTTTTTTTGAAAAACTCTATATTCTTATCTTCATTGGATATACCACCGTATAGATTTGTAAACGTCCTGTCCTTGGATTCCTTGTATGTACACCCATATTGGTCCGCTAACCATTGGTGAGCTGATGTTCTGGGTAATTCGTAATTAATCAACTTTCCTATCAACCGTATATGGTATGCATCGTAATCGAATCCAATGAACACGTTTCCTTCCCTAGGGATGAACACCTCACGAGTACCATCGGATTTGTTTAGAGCTCCAAAATTAATACCACCGTGTCTGTTCGATGGTCGAGATGTTAGTGTATATGGGTTATACTCGGTGTAAATAATATCATCTTTTAGGTTTTTTGAATGGTTTTTGGAATTTGACACATCCGGCCACCTATCTGTAAATTTTTTAGTATCGGTTCGGATACCCAATCTTTCAATCTCCGAAAGAGTCGGAATCATGGTATCATCTATCCAATTTTTACCAATTAAATGATTTAGTGGTAATTCTACGACCACATCCATTATAGGATCTGTAATATCCCGTAATACCTCACACCATTTCATTATAGGGAGTATCTTACCCAAGTTATCCCTAAACCCCAATCTAGTATAAAAGTTCGTTAAATCCTCTATTAGTTTGATTTCCAACCCATTAGGGTACTCGGAGTACCGATTAAAGAATAAATATGAACCAATATCATGTATATTATGTATTCCCGTATCCGATTGTAGTAATCCCTTCTTATTATATACCAATTTTGGTTGGGATGAATGTGATAAATCCAATTCAATATTTAAACAATCATTATGATTTATCGGAATTATGAAATCCATAACAACATCACCATCATCCGTTTCTTGGTCGCGAAATCTAATATATAGGAATGACATAGTGTTGTTCATTGGATGTTTGTCCAAATCACACCAAACAGGAAATACAAAACATGGCTCTGTATCCCAATATAACTTAAAGATATCTATATCTTTTTGAGTTTCAATTATAATCATGGATTCTAATATACGATGAATATTTGGAATGACCTAATTTTTAGATAGAAACTTCCACATTTGTTTCCCATTCTACGTTTTTTAAATCTAATATTGCAGAATCAAAAACGGTATTCAGTATCGGCAACCAACCACATGAGAACCAGTAGTGGTTTACTTCTATCCTAGTACCCACGGGGTATCTTGCGTTTACGTATGTGTTTGTTGATTTTTGTGTAACCTTACCTCTATATGTTATTTCCATAGAAACATATTGTTTTTGTTTATTATATATTATAATGCACAATATACAAATAATTTATTAGATTTCCAAGGAATTATATGTTTTTCTTTCAAGTATTATTTCCATTATCCGAATATGACCACCCATACCGTATTTTTTGAATTCTACGATCGAATCCTCTATGTATGATTTTTTGCCGACTTCCACCCAATCACAAAATTCATCGTAACCCATACCCTCTACCAGTTCCGGAGGTGTTATTATACTTAAATAAAATTCGTCCAATTTATCCATTTTTTGAAAATTGTGCCAGATTTGGTAAATATAGTTTAATATTCTGCATTATCGATGATGCCAATTGTATGGATATTCGATTCGATTCACGTATACCCTTATCCATAATAATACCATCCTTGTTAAACTGCGGTTCTCTTGTACCTGATATTTTCCATCTAAGTGAAGTGGAATTGAATAGAAAATTAGATTGTAATCTATTGAACTCAATAGTGTTTACTTCGTATATAGGTGCGGATTTATCATTTACCCGCTGGACAAAGAATCTATTGATATACCCCTTGGTATAATCTGATTCGGTTGGTCTTGGAATGTATGAACTTACGGATGTACCCAATTCACGATTTGTGTCAGGTTTCAATATGTTATATCTTTTGTTGATATCCATTATATGTTTATATTTCTCATTTTAGCTGTCACCGAAGTCACCCATTGACTATCGGATAGTTGATGTGATGTTTCGGTTACTTGGAAAATGCCGGAAGTATATTTTTTCGGTAATTTATCTACTCGGAATACGTCTCCGACTTTTATTCCAGAAATACCCAATGTATCAAATGTAAACTCAATCGATAGTATTGCAGGATTACTTGTGGTCTTACCACCTGCATCACTTGATAGATTATTCATAAACGCAAGTTCGAATCGTTTTAACAAAGTGGTATCACTGAATGTTCCTACTACGAAATCCCTACCCAATGCTGCAGTTTCGGTGGAAGCCCAACTTGAAGTTATCTTGGATTTGTCGCGGATTGTTATCAATAATGTAGCTTCCCTAGAAAATTTTTCCAAATTTCGTTTACGTATATCACCTACAGTAGCACCACTACTAACGGGTTTTTGTGTTATTGGTTCCGCCGGTTCTTTGAAACTATCGAGAATTTGCATGACCGGATCTGGTTTATTCGAAAATAATCCCAGCTCCATTCCTTGGCCATCTGTATTTGTTTCAAGTTTGAGTGATGATCGTTTACCCAATATTGAATTCTTCATTGCTGCAGGTATATCTATAGTGAAATTTGAAGTTAAGAACGGGGTATTCGTTCCAACTGGATCAAACATTGATACTTTTTCAATGAACGATGGCCTGATTTCTCCTGTAAATGTTTGTTCTACTACTTCCATTTGATGTACCGAATATTCAGTACCATTAATCGTTGTAATCGCAGGTCTTTCCTGTAATTCGAATTGCCAGTATGAGTTTGTAGCAGAAGATATACCGTTCAGTAATTCATAGTAACAATCCTTCGCGACGAAATTTGATCTAGAAATAACCTCTAAAAAGAAATTTAAGTTTACGTATAGATTACGTAGGTATCCCCATGTAAATGGTTGTGCATCTACATCGTTGACATCTTTTAGTGGATTTACATCCGTACCCATCTTTAATTTTTCTGTCGATGGAAATTCATATTTCTTGAAATTCTCCTTTCCGGAGTAAGCCCACATATTACCATTAATTACAGTTGGATTATTTACATCTATAAAATCCGATGATGAACCCTCCCTTAATCCATACAATGATTCGTTCAAGCCAAACTCTGGTAAGTTAGTATTAGGTATGTATAATTTATTTATATCAGTGGAGTACATATGTTTATGTGCTCTTAGAATAGTATCGTTCGTTGCAATGGTATAATTATAGGATGGGTTCGATGGTGTATTACCGCCACATGACATACCTTCTGGTGTATTTATAGATGGTTCTAATTGTATACCGTATAAGTTCAATATCTTGAACGCGAGCTCCATTCTTATAAATGATTGGTCGGTAATAAATGATGTACCCGATGGAATATCTATGTTGGATTCATCACCCGATTTACTTGTTATTTGAATCGAATCCACCACCGACATGAATCTGTTCCTTACGGATTCATCCGTGTTTATGAAATTCCATTCACTAGAAAATGGATTTCCCAATACATCATTTTCAAGTAATAAGTCCTTTGCATATAATGTTCTCTTTTCATTTGGTAACCTATTATATACCTGCTTGAACAGTCCATCTCCAATTTTATCGGAATTATCACCATTTGACTCTATTTCTTCTGGTCTATACTCTTGTGATGTATCTGGTTCCTGAAATTCATCCGAGTTGGAATTATTACTTACTGCTGTTTTTTGAACCTGTAAGTATGATGGTATTTCCCCCAATGTTGTCAGTTCCACGGTAACTATATATGTTTCATCATCACCACTGGAGTAACTCCCACCCGTAATGAATCCCATAAATCCATCGTATGTGCCGTTTGAGTTTACGCGTTTATCCGTGATGAAATTATAGTTATTGAAACTGGCGATATAACACGGTGTGACTGGATCCTTCTGTTGTAATGATGATGGTAGATTCCAACCGAATTCTACCAATACCGTGTATCCTGGTTCCAGAAAATGTTTTGTTATTATTTCAGTCTGTGGTAAGGTGTAACATATTATATTGAATTTTGCTTTTCTGGAAAGTCCGCTTGTTCCATTTTCAATACTAATGGAATCAACCAAAGGACTTGGTCTGTATCCCCTGTCCTCACCTTCGGCATATACGGATTTACCACCCATATCCAACCCAACACGGCCGGATTTAGTGGAGTTACCGTAGAAATCCTCGAATGATGAATTAATCGTATTACCTTCACTATTTAATTTTTTGGGTACGGATTCCAGTATCAGTCCACCATCTACTGCAGATGATATCCGTACCCATGCAGATAATTTACTCGCAAGTAAGTTATTACCTGCTCGCTCTTCCATGGTTTTTTTAATCTTCTCATTTAATATCCCTAATTTTGGAAATACCGACATAACTGTTATTTATTAAATTGACGAAGAATTTCCAAATAATCTTTAGGTATGCGGAGTATAGTACCATCGGGAATTGAAAACGGAGCATCATGTATATTGTTAGCGGTGGCGATTATCCACCACAACGTTGAATCATTATAGAATTGATTTGCAAGGGTATCCAACCGATCCCCTGTCTGTGAAACTGCATAGATATCCGAATCCTTTAATGGGATATTCGGATATACCTGGGTACGGTAGACTACTCGGCCACCATCTAATTTTTTGGTTTTACTATTTTGATATCTTGATGCCATATTATGATAATCCTGTATTTCGTTGCCCCCTTGCTAAGAATTTCAGTTCTCGTTTTATATCACTATCCTTACGTCTATACAATCGACCAACTGGATTAGTGGGTCTATTGAATACTTCGTTCAGTTCTTCTATTGTTTGTAACTTCTTTGGTTGACCTGTCTGTATGGGTATATCATTAGCCGATTCAACCGGTAATATTTCCTTCGCACCTGTTCTTATGTTAAGAACGGGTGCCTTTATTTCTACTGGATCGGGAACTTTTATTCCCTTTGAATCAATTTTTCTATTTGATGAATTTCCAACTACGGTCACCCCTTCCAAATCAATTGTGGGTGATTCATTATTATAATCGTTCATTGCCTGTTGGGCTTCCGCTGAACGGCCGTAGTTGTATAACGCAACCTCATCACCGATCTGTTCAATAAACTTAATACTGATACTCGCATCTATAAATTTTGGTAATTTATACCCATCTTCATCTATTTCCCACGTTCCGTTATCTGGAAATGTATAGGATATTGATTCTATAATACCTATCTTGTTATTATATATATCACCTATTCTGAATTGTATTATCGGTGGGTTCACGTATCCCTTAATTTGACTTACACTTGGATATGTATATTGTGTTAATTTATTTATTTTTTCCCAGTTCTTTCCAAGTTCATCTATATTCATACAGTATATGAATAAATTAAAAGTTACGCTCCTCTCCACTCCACCGTATGTGTGGAATGAAAATGGATTACCAAAGAATTTACTTGAATTCCAAGATGGTGATACTGTTTCGGATAGGCCCGTTATAAGTGTTCTAAAGTGGGTTCGCTTTGATTCACCTATCTTACTTATCCAGAATGGGATCAAATCTAAATCTTCTTGCTGTTTTGTGGTATAGTTATCGTTTATACCCGTTGAATTGATTGTATCACGCGTATTTGTAAGTCCACGTTTTGCCTCCAATGAATTTGCTAGTATTGGGAATCCATCTTCACTCGATGCAGTTCTACTATACGTTCCGTTACCGAACGAACTATATTTTGATTCACCTGATCGTGTTCCGTATATAGGTGAAAACTTACGTAGATCCGGATTACTCTTGAATTTAGCCATTGTATCGTTTGCTAAATCATCTGGATTAGTCTCCCCGCGGTAATCGAATTCATTTTGGGCCTCGGTGTATGTTACCCCCGTTTTAGTACCTACGAATTCAGGTGCATTTTCATTTGCAACCACAATTCCTATTTCCCCTGGAGTTCCCAATAATAATCGGGTGGCCTTATTTTTTAATAGACTAATACCCTGTCCTATTGCGTTTCTAGTAATATTCTCGAACGAACCACCACCTGTCTGTTGAAGGAACTTACCGAATTCCGTTCCATTTTTATCAATTACCTGATTCACGGGAATACCTGTTCGGACTTGTTCGGCGACACGAGTCGGTATCAGTGGTCGTGGTATCCCTAGTAGTCCGTTCACTGTCTCCCTAGCCTGATCCAGGGAATTAATTTTTCCACCTGATAGTATACCCAACCCCCTTCCAAGTAACCCACCACTTGCAAGTTCACCCGTTGTGGCTGCCTTCATAGTATTCAACGTGGGTGTTGACTTGGTCGCGATACGAATAGCATCACTACCGTAGAAGATAGGATTGTTTATCTCCACGAGTGAATCTACACGTAATCCAGTAGTTTCCTGTTCAAGGAACGTCTCCGTATCTGTCTTTACCACATCAAATGGTGAACCCTTAAATAAATCTATTAAACTTGCCATACTCTTTATGCTACCCCCAATCCGAATACATTTTCGGTTTTACGTTCACTTGTTTTCATCACTATGTTCGTAACCTTTTCCCTATCGATATAAACATCCCTGTTACTACTGGTAGCGCGTATCAATTGATCCATTTTTTGTAACATCTGTGTTTGATAATCTGAAAGTGAACCATCCGATACACCTCCCTTATTCTCACTCGATTTACCAATGCCAATAACATCACCGACAACACCCAATCCACTTCCTATGGTACTCATAGCCAGTAATCCAGGTAATGCAACCAATCCAGCTGTACCCAAGAACATTAGAGATCCTGCCAGACCCATGAACGCGGCGGATATTAATCCTATACCACCTATCATTCCTATCAATCCGCCGATTACATCGGATATTTTACCCATCGCGGAGAAACCTATCGCCATTTCTTGGATTGCCGTGCCCAAAATATACATAGCCCCCGCCACAATAATCATCGCGGCTGCACCTTGAAGTATAGCAACCGTACCGACACCACTACTCATTATTACCCCTAGTAATGCAACTGCACCTACCAATGCTAACATTGACACCACCGCCATTCCTACCGATTCCCAACTTACTTTCATAAATTCCTGCACGGCCTTGCCGAAAACGAAAACTGCGGCCGATACTATTACCATTGCGGCTGCACCTTTAAGTACTTCACCCATATTAATTTTGGACATTCCATCCATTATACCCTTTCCCGGTAGACTAGATGTTGTCGGTTTTGCCTGTTCCGATACCGTACTTGCACCTCCACCTAGAAATCCACCTACTTTTTTACTTAACCCACCCATACTAGGTAATAGGGATGCTATTTTTTTACCGATTCCCTTTAACGAAAATCCCATTTGAGCAAAATTTCCACCAACTTGGGCACTAGCGGTTATCATACCACCTAGTCCTTTTAATGATGCACCAAGATATTTGTTCAATCCAGCATCGATCGTAGAACCTATTGCAGAAAACCTTTCCTGTATCAGTTCTCCCTGTGTTACAACCTTATCTTGGTTATTCAACATTTTTTGTAGTTCATCAACCGAAACTCCGATTGCTTTAGCAGATTCCTGTTTCGCGAATACATCCATCTGATTGAATGAATTTATACCACCGAGTTGTCTTAATGTTTCCTGTGCGGCCTTTTCGATTTCCCCATCATATGCTAATTGTCTCGCCTTGTTAAAGTTTATACTCCTACCCAACATTGCACCTAGTTCGAGCTCACTTGTTATAGATGATTCAAAATCCAATAGGTTATCAGCAATTCCTGTTACTGTACCCAAGGATACACCCAGCTGTCTTGCACCCACTGCAGCCTTTATCAGGTTCTTACCACCATCATTAGCATATTTAGCGAATTCCGCGGCCGATCCTGCCAGATCTGAAAGTACATCGGCCGGAATAACATTGTTCTGTTTTGCAAACTCTTTCGTAGTCTGTATCATATCGGTCGCAATATCAGCGGATCCGCCGTTCATCCTTGCAAAACTACTGACTAGGGATGCAGCTTCCATATTCGATATACCCATTGTAGATGATATTAACCCAACGTTCATTTGAGTCTTGAAAGATGCACCCTCTACTGATCCGAACTGGTTTGCAAGTTCACGTGCCGTACCCGCGGCATCTTCGAAGAATAAATTTAGGAATCCTGCGGATTTGGCGGCCGAGTTCATATCCAGTAATGTATACCCGAAAGTTTTATTTACATCCGAAATATTGTGTTCCAACATTCCTGCAAGTGTCACTATTCCACCGAACGCACCCTGTACGTTACCATATAAAGTAGCGGCGGTTTCGATTGTACCGATGATGGTTTTCTTGATGCCGTCAAGGACTTGACGTTGGCCTTCCATTACATCCTTTTGTGTCTGACTTAAACTAGCATACTGTCTTGCAACCGTATTTTGTTCTTGTAATATTTCAAGTTGTGCGGACAACCCCTTACCCCTCCTATCAAGTGATGCTTCTATCTCAATATACTCGATATTCAATAGTTGCATCTTACTTATATCATCACTGGATAATCCTGCCATTTGGATATTCAAATCCGCGAGATGGTTGAACTTCTCTAGATTTCCAGTTAATTTGGTATCTATTGTATTATAATTGTCTATTCTCTGTTTTTCTATATTCCGTATAAATTGTTGGGAATCCGATATATTCTTTATTCTATCTTCTAACTCTATTTGATGGCCGAGGTAAGATTTAGTCATATCGGTAATCTGTTTGTTTACCGATAAAAGTTTTCGGGCCTCGGAAGTAATCGACTTCTGTAGTTTTTTTCTTTCAGCTTGATTATCGTTACGTTCCTTGACACTATTTGTTTGAGCAACCTCCAAATCAAGGATCCTCGTTTGATAATCTTCGATTATCTTTAATAATCTTATTCTATCATGTTCTAATGCCATTATTTAGAATACTTACTAATAATATTTTTAAGTTCTTGATTGCTTTTTTCGATATCCCTCATCTTATTTATTATTTCCGTATCGACACCCTTAGATGCAGCTCTTTCAATAAATCGGCGGGACGTGTTTTGGACTATACCATCGAAAAATTTTTCAACGAATTTACTAGCTCCGGTTATTTCGTTAACTTGTTTTTTATTTTTCATTGTATATTATGTGTATTATGTTCAACTATACATATAAATATAACATAACGAAAAAAGTACGGAATTATTTCCGTACTCTTACATTAGGTGGTCGACCACCATTACCATTTACCTTATCCATTCGTTTTTTTTCTTCTTCTTTTGCATCCAAAAGTTTCTTGAAATAAAACTTTCTCCAGTGAATGGGCATTGTATATACTTCTTTCCAAGTAAATGCATTTCCGTATTCAGCCATTTCCCAAAGTTGAGTATGTAACTGAATACTATAATTAACTGGAAGGGTAAAAAAACCCTGCCCCAAATGGGATATCAAGTGCCTCCGTCTCACCTGTTATATCGGATGTAAAATCAAATTTCAAATCTACATCTGGACTCAATTCCCGCACGTACTTACGTAGTTCCCTACCATCAATTGAAATAAGTTGATTCGTTACCCACTTATTGATAAACGCCCTGTCAGTATTACCATCGACTTCAATGATCATATGTCTTAATCTTGTACTAATTGCATAAGAACTACCGTTCTTATCTTTTTGTAATCGCTGTAATGCCTGTATCTCACCGTTTATATCGACTTCATCTTTGTGGGTCAATAATTTAAATTTGATGGGAGTTTTAGAATTTGGTAACGTGAACTCATATACGTTCTCCGGGTTCAATCTTGAATCATCTGCTTCCTTGATTTGGATTTTTGATAAATCAATGGTAACTTTTTGAAGTTCACCCGTGAACGGATCCGTAACTTCTACATCATAATTGGGGCCATATCCCAATACACGTGTTGCGAGTAAAATTGCGTTTTTATCACCAACGAAAATATGATCGACATCAACACCATCTTGGACAACAACTGCTTCAAATAGTTTATCGAGAACTACTCCCCGTTTTATCAAATTTTGTGAAGCCAAAATATCCTCTTCCCTCGCGGTCATATATTTTAACTCTATCGTACCCTTTGATAACGGGTTTTCATCTGGATATTGTTTACCCTTTGATGGTAGTGATACAATTTCTACTGGGTATTCATGTTTACTCATTTGTTATAACTTTAGTGGTTTAAATATAAATATATAATTTTACAATTTGTTCCCACAATTTGGACAGAACTTGTAACTTGATTTTTTAATCCGAGTACCACACTCCGTACAATATACTTTTTTCATAGTATCCGATGTATATACTTGTTTTGATTCAGGTAGTATCTTCCAATGGATGTTAGTGGTTGAAAAAATATGAAAATCCATATCGGCTGTTGTGAATTTCTGTTCTGATTTTGAACCTTTACCTACCGTACCAGTCTCCTGTTTCATTGAAGTTGGTTGAAAACTTAATGAATCCGTGCATACTTCATTTGAATTACCTATAGTTTGAGAATTATCAGTTGTATTGTTATAATACGTGATACCGTTAGTAGTTGTACCGAAAATTCGATTACCCGTAGATGGGTACGTATTGGCTGGATAAAATGGTGGGATTTGTGTCCAATTCGTGTTATCCAATAATAATTGTTGTTGTATCTTTTCCTTATAAAACTCTATTTCTACATCACCGTTGAATTTAATCGCGGAATCTACTTCTTTAGAAGTTCCCACATCATATGTGTTGAAAATAAATTTATCGTTAGAATCCAAATACCGTTCCAAGAAAATCCTTTGGCCGGGTTTAATGATGATACCACTACCTTTTATGTAGTTGCCGTTAATCTTGATTTTAGCAAGCTGGTTCAATGTGGTTGGGTTGAAGATTTCAAGCTCAAATTCATCGTTATCCTTTAGATAAACGATTCCATCATGTTGTTTGATTCGTTGTTTCTGTTTTGTAATATAAACAGATGGTCTGCTTTGTGTGGATGTAGTATTCCACGATTTAATACGTGTTTGCATTTTTCCTTATTTTTTTGTTTGTTATTTAAGATTTTATTCGTTGGGATATTAATCCAACTCTAATGTATCTAGTACACTAAAATCATAATCACAAGGTTTGTATATATAAGTATATGGGAAACAAAAAAAGATACCGTTTCGGGTATCTTTTATCCAAGAGCTAATTTTTGATTTTGGCCTTGGTACTAAGGTAGCATCTTAGTGCTTTAAAATATTATAAGTATTTTTTAACCCATTTATGTCTATCATCCATATTATCTATGTTGGATTTTGCCTCCTTTTGTAATGTAGATACTACTTTTTCAATTGCTTTTAATATCCTATCTTCACCACCTACCGTTTTTCTAGTTGGTATTCTAACTCTTCCAAACGCTAAATATGAATCCTTTGGTGCTTTTATTGTTATATCAGCGCCACTACTTGATTCTAGACTCATTTTATCGGTAGTCATTTTATTCTTTATTCCGAATATTATAGCGGAATATTCTACGGGAGCATTTTGGATGATACCGTTACTCCAGTCGGATTTCCGGCCAATCGCAAATCTAATCCAAATACTTTCCGATAAGTTACTACTATATTCTACATTATAGTATGAATTCGGAAAATATTTTAACAGTATTTTCTTTATATCCTTTGCAAAATCCTCTGCGGGTCTACCGGTTTCCTCGATAATTAAACTTTTTAACTTTATCATATTTATTTTAGTTTATCTGCCATTTTAAGAATTGGAATCATCATTTTCTTATATGTCTGAAAATCTTTGTTTTTATCGTATGTAGGTATGAACTTATACTTTTTATCATACACGTCATCACCGTCATCATTGATGATATTGACTGGTAGGAATGGTTCACTTTCCCACATTGGGGTCGCATATACTACTAATTCATTTGTCCCGGGGTTTCCCATTCGAACGCTCCAGACATATTATTATAATCTAGTACCCAACCATTAAGTTTAGGAAGTTTATCGGCTACAAATTGTTGGAAATCAAATACATACTCTTCGGCATCTGTATCATCTTTTGGATTCGGTAAAGAAGATTCTTTAATTAATCCTTTTAATTTTATCATAATTTCTAGTTATATATGTATAAATATAAAATTTAATATATTCCATCACTTTCGAGATATTCTTTCCAAATTTTGTTTACTTTACGAGTGGAATCCAATATATCGATTACTTCACCATCCATATATACCTTACCCGCACCGTTGATGGAAACACATCCTTCATAATTTAATGATTGAACTTCACATCCTTTCATTAAATCCAATATATCCCTTGATGTTACTGATAATTTGCTCATAATTTTATTTATTTAAGGTTTATTACTCTCTCTCAATCATTACTATAGTAAATATACGGAATGAATTTTACAATTCCTAATTTAATATGTTAAAATTTAACGTGGTTCATTTAATTTATTTCATTGAAACGTAACCTCATTATCGAGTATATAATCCAATGTCGCATTCTTTCCACGTAAATTCTTAAAGTATTTTGATTTTATAAATTTAGGATATAGTTTTTTCATATTACCATATGCCTCCTTTTCCCATGGTAAATTCATATAATCGTTGATTGATTTCATGGATTTATTTAATTCCTTAACAGTAATGTAGGGGCTTCCTTTCCAAATAATAGATTTATAATCCGATGATGGCTGTAGTTCCTTATTTGATATTTGTTTAACGTGGGTTAATTCATGTATCAAAGACTGTATTATCATTGTATACCCTTGGCTCGGATTATAATGTAATGTGAATTTATTTAAATTAACAGAATTATGACTCATAGTAACATCACCCAAAAGTCCAGATTTTGATTTACGTTTTACGGTTAATTTTGCATTTATATTAAATTCAGATTTCATAAAATCTATTACTGAATTAATTATTAATTTTTGATGTGTACTTATCATATAAATGTTATTTATTTATAAATATAGTAATTTATTAATTAATAACATCCAATAAAGTGTTAAATTTTAGTAAAAATTAGGTAAAACCCCCAAAGGGTTTATTTTATGTTAATTATGAAACTTTAACATATTAAATTAGGAATTGTGAACTACAATTCGTACTTTAGTAGGGTAATAAAGAGGTAAATATGAATATGATAATTTTACAATACGTAACCGATAAAGGATTTGAGTGGTTAGATAAAGAAATCACATTTAATGATTTGGATTGGAAATCTGTAATTGATAATTATATCTTGGAAAATGAACCGGTTTCTAACAGTCTTGTGAACAAATGGAATCAGTATGGCGAGGAAGTGTCAATGTTCCCAGATGTAATTCGTATAAACGTGAGTGATATTCTTTGGGATAAGATTTATAAATACGTTGAAGGGTTAGTATAAAAATGTTAAATTTTAACATATTAAATTAGGAATTATAAAAATCATTCCGTATATTAGTAATGTAATAATTAATAAAGGGAAATCATGGAAAAGTTTAAAACAACGGAGTCGGTAACAATGATAATGATAGGATGTGGTGAGAAGAAATATCCTTGGTTTATGAAAAAGTTAGACTCAACTCATTTATGGATGTCTAACAACCTCGATGGATTAAATTATGTTATCCCCAACCACATAGCCCAATACATCGATACAACATATTACAATGAAGTTAGGAGTTGGTTAAAAGGTGGCACAACATCGGAACAATTGAATGGAAAAGAGTTCTTTGGAATTGGGTAACTTTTAACATATTAAATTAGGATTTGTAAAATTAAATTTGTACTTTAGTAAGGTAATATTAATCAAGGGGAAGTTCCCCATTAAATTTAAGAGTTATGAAAAATTTACAACATGAGTGGTCAAAAAATGATTTGGTAATCGCATACTACATGACAAACTGGGATTTGAATGGGTTGGGTATCACTAAAGAGGATATAGTTGATAGTGTAATCCCTGAAACTACTGTTAATAGTTTAAATATGCAAATGGCAAATTTCAGATTTCTACTAAACCTTGATGGTTACAAACTATCAGACTCATCAAATATGATGAAGGAAATTGTTGATGAGTATTCCGATAAAAATATGAATCAAATAAAAGATGTTGTGAAATCCATAATTGAAAAATGTGATATAAAAGTTGGTCGAAATTCAAGACACAACCAAAAAGTTAATGATAGAAAAACCGAACTAAATCGAATATCACAATTGAAATATGAAAAACAATTAAAGGATTTGGGAAAATTCAGAAGATTGGTTAGGGTTTAACAATAAGACACAAAAAAACCCCTATTTTCATAGGGGTTTTTAATAAAAACCCCTATTTTCATAGGGGTTTTTAATATATACTCGATTCTAATTAAAATTCCAATATACAATAATCCATACTTAAACTTAATGAAATCTCAACAATTCCAGATCCATCGGCCCAATCAACATCACCAAACGCAGCACTTGTGATAAACGCTCCTTTCAGTTTCCATTGTTCTACTTTATCACCGATAGGCCCTAAAGTGTAAATATCGATATCCTTTTTGTACATTCCCGCATATCCATTACGACCTGTTAGGGATTCATGTGATAATCGTACCCATTCCATTACTGCTTGTGCACCACTTGGAACAATCGGGTCATATAAAGTAATATCGATCGCTTGCCAATCACCCTTACCTTTTAATTTACGTTTTACGTTAATATGATCCAGTACAATTTCCTCGAACTGAATACTTGGTTTTGATGCTGTTTTAATCATGTATGATGGAATACCATCTATCTCCATGATAAAACGATTTTTTGTTTTTGGTTCAAAATTTGTAAAAAAAATGTCGTTGTATTCAAGTACTTCTGCCATGATATATGTATGTTATTCTGTGTTTGTAATTATCTAATTCTGTATATAAATATAACTTTTTTATCTTTTCCGTTAATTTTCCAATTTCCAGATAAATCCGCCAGCAGTTTTGTTAATTCGTTTTGGATTACATACCGCACTAATCATACTAATACTGATGTTGTTCTTAGATGATGCTTCCATCATACTACTATAAATATCTAATAAATTATTTTCCATATCATACTTACCAACTATTTTTGATGAATTCTTACTCATTTTTTCACGTGATGATTGTGTATGAGTTTTATTATACATTGGATTACCGCGGCCGGAATTTCTTTTTTTATGATATATACATCTTTCAGTATAAAGATTAGTCCCATTTTCTAATCCATTCCGGTCTATGTACCACTCCAATGTATATCTACCTTTAGCTTTGGATTTCATTTTAACCTTAGTTTCTTGTCTGTGGTTTCGGACGAACATAGGGTTATTCATACCTAATGCTAATTTATTTTCTATCCGTTTTTTACTTAACCTTTGTTTGGATAAATCATCCCATTGCATCCCACTCGTATGAAATCCTTCGGCTGGTATATGATAATTTTCATTTAAGGGATTATCAATATTTTCTTTTATAATTTTAGATTCATATTTTATAGCAGTTTCATATTTACGGAATCCAGTTTGTAATATAGTTTTTACCAACCGATTATTATCTTCGGGTATCCATGTTTTCATAGAACCCATATATATATATCATCCTCGGGGTCTACATTCACAGCCTCTACTACCAAAATAAAATTGATTTGTAGTTGGGTCATCTATTCTATATACGTAATATCTTTTCATAATTTAATGATATGTTTTACACCTATACATATAAAAAAACCACCCTAAAAGAGTGGTTTTTATAATTAAATAGTTAATAATTTATGCACTAAATGCGGCTCCAGTCGGAACTATAGAGAAATCAATCACAATAAATTCAGCTGTTTTAGTAGGTTGTAAAAATATTTGTCCGACTAATATATTTCTATCGATTACATCGGGTGTATTATTACTATCATCCATTACTACCCTAAAGGTATATAGACCCTGTCGTTGTTGGATTCCTTCCAAGTATGGATTCACCGAGTTTATGAACTTATTTCTAGTTGTTGCAGTATTCTGTTCGAACACAAAGTATCTTGATGTAGATGCAATATACTTCTTAACTTTAATAAGTAATCTTCTTACGTTTATTCTATCGAGCGCAGATGAACGTTCCTGTAAGGTTTTTTGTCCGAATGCAACAATCCCTTCTCCCGGAAATGATGCGATTGGGTTAATTTTACCCTCGTATAGTTCATCACGTTCTGCATGGGTTAATCTATTTAGAACACTTACCGCACCTACTATTCCACCTCTATTTAGTCCCGCGGGTGCCCACCATTCAGCGGATACGGCATCATTGGATGCGTATATTCCCGGCATTAATACCGATGGCGGAACTGATACCAATCTGTTTGTGTTAACATCGATTGTCTTGACCCAAGGATAGTAAGTTCCAACATAACTGGAATCTACGAATCCACCTTGTGCAATTGCATCACCTATAGTTGAGTTTGTACCAACCACATCACCTATAAAGAATGCATCTTCCCTTGATTCTACCATATTTACGATGGAATCGAATGTGGATGGATGTTCAGATCGTATTACACCAGGTACGGATACCAAATTAATATCGAAGTCATCCGGATTGGATACCGAGTTTATTGCTTTTTGATATGCGACTGATCCACTTGCGGTTGAACTTGATAAATCAAACCCCTGTGAGTTAGTCCCAGTTATAGATTCACCCAACATAGATTTTACTGTCGGTGATATTCCATCGAATCCATTTTGGAATCCGATGATAAACTGTCTTTGTGAGTTAAGTGTCTGATTATTAAATGAGTTTATATTGCCCATTGTAAATCCGAAATTGTATGTTGATACCAATCCGTTTACCACCGCGGTTATCGGTGCATCAAATGAGAATGATGTATTCGATCCAATGGTTGCACTTTTCGGTATAGGTGATAGGTAGGATTTATTATCTACCTTGATTCCAGCTGTATCAAGTTGGATACCCGCGAAATTAGTTGATGAATTTCCACTATTATTAATCGATCCCGTTGAGTATATTACCGCAGGAACACTACTATCGGTATAATCACCTACCGTACCGACAAAAAGTGGGTTGATATAAGCACCATGACCGAACGGTAACGCATCGGATGGGAAGGATCCGTCATCTTTAACCTCTACCCTAATGTAGTTCGAGTTGTTTTGGAAATCACCAGTAATTATCTGTTTACCACTCGGGTCTATTGTTACATTCAAGTTACCGATTCTTCTAGCAATATTGTTAGCTGAAGATGGATCCAAATTAACACCGGAATAGTTTTCTAGGAAAGTTGGTCTCCTATCGGAATCACCGAATTCACGTACCGTTACGGTAAATGTTGGCCAACCTTCCGAACCGTCCGATAATCTTGTTCTCTTTATATTGGAAATTGCAACTTTATATTCTTGGTTTGAACTATTTCCTGCACCCAATGTATGGAAACGGAAAAGATCATATCTTTGACCTGAAATTAATTGTGATTGTATATATGGAGTATTTGCAACTTGTGCATCATTACTGAAATCCTGTACAGGAAGATTTATATATTCTACACTTGATCCACTGGAAGTAAGAATTTGTACTTGTTTCGCGGCTTCAGTTTCGAAGTAGTTATATACATATGCATTCTTAGTACCAAGTGCAGATGTTCCAAATACATTAGAAATATCATTTGCTTGTGTAGGATCTATAGATGCGGACAACGGAGTAGTAATTCCCAGTTCAGTACCATCGATAGTAAATGCAGATGCCGATGCTTGTGAGGTTATTTGATTTGATGCAGCTGGAAACCCTGTAATTTCCGTGCCATTTACGGTGGAAAACAGACTACCTATCAATTTTGTTCCAGTAGAACCACTAACTCCGATTGCAATAGCATCGGTGTGTGTATACCCACCGATATGCCCTACTCTTACAATAGTTACAGTTCCCGATTCTCTTAGGTAATTTTGAACGGTATATCCTGTATAGTATGATCCATCAGGTGTACCGAAGATTTGTTCGAACTCGGATTGTGTATTTACAATCGTTGGCAGGAATACTGGTCCCTTTTTAAAAGGCCCTATTATCGCCGCTCCTATGTTTCCAACACCTTGGGCCAAGAATGATAAGTCATTCTCACGGGTAAATACTCCAGGTGATACAATTTTTTCTGCCATTTTATTTTCTCCTAATTAATTTTTTTAATGTAAAATTACATATATAAATATAAAATATTTTTCCTAAACTATATATTTTGATATCATGATACAGGTTCTTGTGGTTTTTTTTCTTCGATTGGTGTGAAAACATTATTGTCCGGATCATAATTACCATCACCGTATTTGGTATTAAGAGAAGTAAATAGTGTTGATTCGGTATCACGAAGTAATTTGAGTTCTTCGTTCAGCTGTGATTTTGCAGTTTCTATTTCCTGTAGCCGTCTTTCTGACTCAACTGAAAGTTGTCCTATTCGTTGGAAAATTAATCCTGTTTGATTTCTGATATCATCTACTTGTTTTACTTCTTCTTGTGTAAACTTGATTTGTTCTGCCATTTTGATATGTTTTTATTTAATATTCGTGTATATATAAATATAGTATTTTCTAGTAAACCGTAAAAATTATAAATTTCATTTATTAGTTTATTTGATATTTCTCTGCTTTACTAAATTTTACAACCAACCAATCCAAAAAAAATCGTTGGTGTCATTTATTCATTAGTTGTTGTAGTAGTATAAGTTACAGAAATTTGAGGTGCATCCGTTGTTGAATTGTCCCAACTTTTTCCCCTTCTTACATTTGTACCTGTGCCTGTTACCGCTTCGATTATTACCCCTATTGAACTACTAGAGGTGAAACCAGCTCTATT